TCTCATATCGCGATTCAGATCGCCAGGTCAACGCAACATATGGGCGGTATTGTAGTCTATATAGACACTGAAAATGCAACGTCTGTAGAGAACCTTGGGCTGCTTGGGATTGACATCATGAAGCGATTTGTGTATGTTGACACGCACTGCACTGAGGAGGTTCTGTCCATTGCAGAGTCCACTATCTTAAAAGCTAAAGCTATGAATAAGGACGTGCCAATTACAATCATCTGGGATTCTGTGGCTGCTTCCTCTCCGAAGGCGGAGCTCGATGGTACGTATGAACAGAATTCAATCGGTCTTCAGGCTAGAGCCATATCAAAGGGGATGAGAAAGATTACTGGCATCATCGCGAATCAAAATGTGTTGATGGTATGTCTTAATCAGATACGAACAAAAATTGGTGTCATGTATGGTGACCCAACAGTGACCCCGGGCGGGAAAGCTATTCCTTTTCATTCTTCGGTTCGTATTAAGCTTGGCGCCGGTCAGCACATCACAAACAAGAACAAGGAAGTTATTGGGATTCATGTGCGAGCTAAGACGATCAAGAATAAGGTCGCTCCACCTTTCCGTGAATGCAACTTTGAAATTCATTTTGGTAAGGGTATCGTTGAGCATGAGCAAGTTTTTGATGAGCTTCGTAAACACGGTCCTGAGATAATTGATAAAAAAGAAATTTGTGTTAAGGGCACCAGCGCTTGGAAATCGCTTGAGGTTACTGATACTAAGACAGGCGAAGTTATAGTTGCGAAAAAGTTTTACAAAGCAGATTTTGGTGAAGTATGGCAAGATCCCGAGTACAAGGAGTACGTTGATTGCTTATTGGAAGCATGCCTGATTCGTAAGATGACGAATGAAGACGCTGCTGTTCTTGACACTGAATCTTATGAAGAAGTCCGCGCTGTCGCTATGGAAATTAATCTAGATGATTTGCCCGATCTAAATGAGTAAGCCGGTCTTAATAATCGATGGGCTAAATTGCTTTTATAGACACTTCGTTGCAAATCCCTCTATGGGAGAAAATGGGAATCCCGTGGGCGGTATCGTGGGTTTTCTAAAAGGAATTCAGCTTCTTTCCGAAAGGTACTCTCCCGAAAGTGTTGTAGTGGTTTGGGAAGGTGGAGGCTCTCCACGACGCCGATCGATTGATCCGTCCTATAAAGCTGGCCGTCGTCCAGAGAAGTTAAATCGTTTCTATTCTGGCGATTTGCCTAACACGGTGTCAAATAGAAATGAACAAATCGCTCAGCTTGTTGACCTATTACGAAAGGCAAGCGTGCCCCAAGTGTATGTATCGGATTGCGAAGCTGATGATGCCATAGCCAGACTGGTGAATGTTGTTTTTAGCGATAAGCGATGCATCATAATTTCCACAGATAAAGATTTTTACCAATTAATCAATGATAGAGTTTTTGTGTGGTCACCCGGCAGCAAGAGAGAATGGACCACTACAAAAGTTATTGATGAATTTAATATTCATCCTGAAAATTTTTGTTTGGCCCGGTGTTTTGTTGGTGACGGATCAGATGGGTTAAAAGGTGTCCCTGGAGCTGGGTTTAGAAGTCTCGCAAAGCGCTTTGGTGAGTTGAAAGAACCAGAAAGTCTGGCCGTCGACGACATACTTACAAAATGTAGAAAACTTCGAAAACAAAAGAGCTTAAAGCTTTATGATAGCATCATCAATCACGAAGCTACGATTCGTAGAAATTGGAAACTCATGTATTTAGGACACGGAAACTTATCCGGTACTCAGGCACAAAAAATAGACGGTATCCTCGAACTACAAAGTACAAAAAGAGATAAGCTTGGGTTTATTCGTTCTTTAATGAAGCTTGGAATTCGTAATTTTGATTACGATAAATTATTTATGACATTACGTACACTAGGACGAGGTAACAATGGGCGCTGTTAGCCATAATATACTAAACGAAATCCCAGGAGGGCAATTTCGGCAATATAACAAGTCTTTTCAGGAGAAAATTCTTCAAGGCCTTCTTACCGATAGTCAATGGGCTGCTCAGATGGTTGAGGTGATGAGACCTGATTTTTTTGAATTACGGTACCTTGAATATCTTTGTGAAAAATATTTCAAGTATTTTCTAGAATATCGGTGTTTCCCAACTCAGGGATTATTGATTAGCATTATCAAAGATTCTTTGAGCGAAGATGGTGATGTTTTGCTGCGCGATCAAATTGTAAGTTATCTTATTCGGGCAAAAGAGAATCCTCATCCAGGTGACATAGTTTATGTTAAAGAGAAGTCTTTAGACTTTTGCAAAAGACAGGCTTTTAAGGAAGCTTTAGAGAAGTCTGTAGAATTAATAGCTGGTGATAATTTTGAATCGGTAATCTCTCTTATGAAGAACGCTGTTTCTATTGGTCTAGCAAATACTGTAGGTCATGATTTTTTTGAAGATATGGAAGCAAGATTCGTAATCGCTAATCGTTGCGTTTGCCCAACCGGAATTCCTGAACTGGATGCAAAAGATATCTTGGGCGGAGGTCTTGGACGCGGAGAGATTGGTGTCGTAACTGCAAATACCGGTGTTGGGAAGTCTCACTATCTTGTCCAGATGGGAGCCAACGCAATGCGAGTGGGAAAGAATGTTTTGCACTATACGTTCGAACTAACGGAGCAGGCTGTGGGTATTCGCTATGACTCAAATCTTTGTGGGATTTCATCGTCTGATGTGGTGGATAATAAAGAGCAAGTAAAGAAGTTCTACGAGGAAAGCAGCGATCTTGGTAGATTGATCATCAAGGAATATCCGACAGGAGCAGCCTCAGTTACGACGATTAGAAACCATATCGAAAAGCTTGCGCTCCGTGGGTTTAAGCCGAGTGTATTGATAATTGACTATGCAGATATTATGCGATCAACTCGATCATATGATTCTTTGCGACATGAATTAAAACTAATTTACGAAGAGTTAAGAAATCTTGCGATGGAAATCAGAATTCCAATTTGGACTGCATCGCAAGCGAATAGGGATTCCGCAAATTCTGATATTGTTGGGCTTGAGAACATGGCAGAAGCGTATGGAAAGGCGATGGTTGCAGATCTTGTTGTATCAATTTCCAGAAAAGCTACGGAAAAAGCAACAGGAGCTGGTAGACTTTATGTTGCAAAAAACAGAGCAGGTAAGGATGGGATTGTTTTTCCTATTCACATCGACACTGCATGTTCTACTATTAAAGTACTTGACGGAGATATGTCAACTTTATCGGCGGCACAAGAAGACGAAGAAAAAGAGACGAAGGCGTTAATAAGAAAAAAATGGAATGAGTTAAGAAGCGTGTAAGCGCGGGGATATAATGAAGTACGATTATCAGGAAGCGTATAATAAATCGCTAGAATATTTTTCTGGGGATGAATTAGCTGCGAATGTAGTCACGACAAAATATCTCTTAACTGATAAACATGGTAACTATTTAGAAAAATCTCCTCGAGAGATGCATAAGCGGATTGCATCTGAGCTCTCTCGTATAGAGCAAAAATATCCTAACCCAATGTCATATGATGAAATTTTTGAGATGCTTGACCGCTTTAAGTACATAGTTCCCCAAGGTTCACCTATGTCTGGGATAGGAAATCATGAGAGAGTACAAAGTTTATCAAATTGTTTTGTTATTCCTGCGCCTGAAGACAGTTACGGTGGAATTTTGAAGGCAGATCAAGAGCTTGTACAAATTGCTAAACGCCGTGGTGGCGTTGGATTTGATTTGAGTACTATTCGACCAAGGGGACTCACTACAGCGAACGCAGCTCGTACGACAGATGGAATTGAAGTTTTTATGGACCGGTTCTCTAACTCGTGTAGAGAGGTCGCACAAGGCGGCCGCCGTGGCGCGTTGATGCTCACTATATCGGTTCATCACCCACAGATAAGTGATTTCATAAAGATCAAGCGAAATTTGAGTCGAGTAACTGGCGCGAATATATCTGTTCGTGTTTCAGATGAATTTATGAAAGCAGTTCGTGGTAACCAGTATGTTGAGCTTCGTTGGCCCGTCGATTCCGATGATCCAGAAATTATCGAGTCTGTTTTTGCTCCAGATATTTGGCATGAAATTATTGAGGGTGCTCATGCGTCTGCTGAGCCAGGTGTATTATTTTGGGATACTGCTAAGAAATTTACGCCAACCGATATTTACGCCGACGAGGGATTCGCATCAGTTTCTACAAACCCTTGTGGCGAAATTATTCTTTCCCCGTATGACAGTTGTCGTCTAATGCTTCTTAATTTAACAAGCTTCGTAGAGGCACCCTGGAAATCTGAGAGAACATTTGACTTTGAAAAGTTTGCAGAAGTTACGCGTCGAGCTCAACGTCTTATGGACAACATGGTAGATCTAGAAATCGAGCAGGTTGACAAGATTATATCTAAAATTAATAATGATCCAGAATCACAGGAAACAAAAGCTATCGAGCTTCAGTTATGGACTAAGATAAAAGAGCAAGCTTTGCTTGGTCGTAGAACCGGTCTTGGAATAACGGGTCTGGGTGATACACTTGCAATGCTAAATATCCAGTATGGATCTGATGAAAGCATTGAATTAACAGAAGAGATATACAGGACACTTGCGGTGAATGCGTATCGGTCTTCAATCATTATGGCAAAAGAGCGAGGGGCATTCAAGGTCTTCAATGCGACCAAAGAGGAGGGTCATCCGTTTCTTGAGCGGATTTGGGGCGAAGATCCTGAGCTAAAAGTAATGAATCAAAAGCACGGCCGTAGAAACATTGCTTTGACCACGACGGCTCCAGCGGGCTCAGTCTCTGTATTAACTCAAACAACATCTGGTATCGAACCCGCGTATATGCTTCACTATACTCGTAGAAAAAAGTTGACCGGCCAAGATGAAGAAGCCCGTGTAGATTTTATAGATGAGAGTGGAGATAAGTGGCAAGAATACATTGTTTATCACCACGGTTTTAAGAAGTGGATTGAGCAATCAATATTTCAAAATGATAATGAACCATCAGAAATGGCAGAATTAAGTCCGTACAAATGTTCAACAGCAACAGAAATTGACTGGATAGCAAAAGTAAAAATGCAAGCAGTGGCGCAAAAATGGGTATGTCATGCGATTTCCAACACAACAAATTTACCATCTGATGCTGATATTGAGACAGTGAAGCAAGTTTATATGGCTGGCTGGGATCGTGGATGTAAGGGTATAACCATTTATAGAGACGGTAGTAGAACCGGTGTTTTGGTCTCAAATGAAAAGAAACAATCTGACCCAAGAGAGTGTGGAGAAATAATCACAAAGAATGCGCCCAAACGCCCTGAGGAAATGGAATGTGATATTCATCAAGCCAACATTAAGGGCGAAGCATGGACTATCTTAATCGGTCTTATGAAGGGGAAGCCTTATGAAGTTATTGGTGGTTTGTCGGAATATGTCGAAATTCCTCGGAAGTATCAGTCTGGACGTATTCGCCGACGTTCTAGAAAATCTGTTAATTCAAAA